TTGAGCCGTAATTCCTTGACCAAAGTTTTGAGCAACGGATTGATTTGCCAATTGTTGCGCACTTAAACCTTGACCGTAATTTTGAGCAATCGCTTGATTTTGCGCTTGTTGGTTTTGCAAATTGACGCCAAAACTTGCCAATTGAGCTTGATTACCAAATTGACCCGATTGAAGTTGTTGGTTGAAACCTTGGCCTTGAGCCGCGTTTTGGGCTTGTTGAGCCGCCAAAGCATTAGCAAAGTTTTGTTGTTGTCCAAGATTTCCAAATTGACCCGATGCCACGGCTTGATTAAAGCCTTGTTGATTTGCGGCAGTGTCCAAGCTAATGCCTTGCAAAGCCGCTTGGGTCAACAAATCATTTTGTTGTTGGGCTTGATCTCGCATTGCATTTGTATATGCCTCACCACCCGCCACTAAGCCTTGGTTTGCCAAACTTTGAGCAGTTAGTTTTTGTTGGCGTTCCAATTGAGGCGCAAGCCGAGACATGATTGCCGCTTGTCCCGTAGTACCCGCATTGACAGGCATTTGGGCAACATTGCTTAAATCTAATTGGTTGTTAGAAAGGTAATTATTAGCATTTAAGTTTTGATTGATTCGGCCAATATTGCCAAGTGATTGTTGCAAATTGACGCCCTGAACACCGCCTTGTGCCAATCCATATTGAGAAGGGTTGATGCCGCCCGCTAAACCATATTGGTTTGCCGTAACATCACCTTTGGCTAATCCATAAGCATCCGCGCCAATCGAGGAAGCTGAGCCATAACTACCCAAATCGGGTGCGCCTTGTACATCACCATAACCACTATAACTTTGAAGTAATTGTGGGCCGTTTACCCCGCCCATTGCTTGACCACCTTGGAAGTTGGCGGTAGCTTGTGGATTAGCAACCGTGCCTTTTGCTTGACCGCTTGTGACACCACCAGAGGCCACACCATATGGGTTTACTAGGCCAGTGGCAGTTCCACCATAGCCAAACATTGAGCCTTGTGCTTTACCCATTCCTGTTAGATCAGGAGCGCCTTGTACATTTCCAGAGTTAGCTAATGAGAAAACCCCACTTGGCCCTGTGTACTCAAATGGCTTGCCAATAATTGATGATGCACTTGCAAGACCTTGCTCACCAAGGTTTGCCATTCCTTGTTGAACCCGTTGTTGTGCTTCTAACGTGCTTTGACCCGTTTTGGTTAAGTTTTGGTTAATCGTTGGTTGACCCGTAACGGCATCAAACGTAACGGTTTGATTACCCAACGGGCCATTGACATTAGGGTTGTTTAGATAACCTTGTTGAAGCGCAGTTTCCTTGTTTGCTACACCTTGGGCGGTAGCGGCCGCAGCGTAATCAGGCGTTGCGGGCGCAGATGGTTGGGGGCATAAGAAAGCCATGTTTATTCCTTAAATTCGTATGTTTCGCCAGATGGCTCATAGTTTGCTCTTTGCAGCAAAACGCTCAAATCTTGATTTTTCTTGTGGCTAATCATGACTTGGCTAACACCATTGATTTTGAGCATTTGCCCCGCTAGTTTGAGCAGTTTGCAAATTCCAAGACCGCCCCGATGCTCGGGCAATACATAGTAAAAAACGTCTAGCGCTTGCATCGCGCCATAAAAAGGCGATCTAAACACCATAAATCCCGCATGACCCGCCAAATCACCCGATTCGGTGCGCAAAGTAAAGTATGCAAAATTGCCCGTTCTTTCTAGCTCAATCATGCCGCCTAAATCGCTTTTTAGGTTGGCATTGCCGTAAAGTTCCGTCCAATGTTTTCCAATAAGCACCACGGCCTCGGCTGAAACATCTGCAAACTTCTCCATCTTTGCGTTCATATGCCAGCCCATCCTTGTTGGAACACCACATCGGTTGAGGCCCACTCAATTTGCAAGCCTTGTGAGGCAGATTTTAGTTGAATACCCGCACAATATCCAATACCTGTGACGCCTTGCCAGTTGTTTGTGATGATGGTATTGGCCGCCCACAATCCAGAGTCCCAAACGGCCGAATCCCAAAATCCATAAACGGTTGGGCTAAAGTTTAAACTTCCCGTTGTGTCCGATAAATCAAAGTCAACATTCATTCCCACCACAATAGCGGGAGAACCATCCGTAAAGATTGATGGTCTTGCCCTTGTAAAGTATTTTTTAACACCACGGCTTTCGTAGTAGTTAAACGCTTGCAAGGCAACCGCATTGATGTCGTTTACATCATCAGTAAAGCCATTCCAAGCCAAACCAACATATCCATTGCCACCAAAGTAAGGATTGTCGTCAAATGTCTCCCAACAATTAGCAGACCATCCCGTAAACCTTGTCCATGACTTTGTGATGGTGTTCATCACAAATTGCTCTTGCGCGCCAACATTTACTGGAACATTGATCCACAAAGCATTGTTTTTGGCGTGATAAAGCAAAGCCCAACCAAATGAATTTTGGTAAAGCGTTGTTGCCTCGGTAATAGCGCCTTGAATCTTGTCGGATAAGTTAACCCTTGGATCAAGTCGGCTTGATTGCAAAGCGGAGGCCAATGGCAACAAACCATCTAAACTTAAAATCAATAAGTCGCCACCGTACTTATACAAACAACGGTTAGAAACGGGCGCTCCTAGCTTCCAGACGCCCGCTAAAGCCCAAGTGCTTGCGGATGAGGGGTCAGTGCCTCGGTAGACAATAATTTCGCCCTGAGACGTTACAAACACAAGGTTGTCATCTACGCCATAACCCGCGTCAATTGTCCATGCACTAAGCGAAACAATATAACCACCCATTCGGGCAATTGAACTCAAGTCCAAAACTTGGGCTTCGCCACCAACCGAGTTAGTTGGCAAATACCATGCTTTTAAACTTTCTTCCTCAACAAACCAAACACGATTTTTAAACAATGTGACGTTGTTAAGTTTGTTTGTCGTTACACCCGTGATTGCAATCGGTGAACTTGATGCGTTAATGCTTGCCCAAGTTGTGCCGTTATAAAGCAATGGGTCATCTACGCCATTGCAAGCGTAGAGGAAACTCCCGCCCGCAGTTGTGACGTTGATATGCTCAAAACGGCTATTTGCTAAACCCGTTTTTTCGGCAGCGCCAACCGCGCCTTGGGTTGTGCAGTTGTAGATTGAGCCATTGGCAATCCCAAACAACTTGCTTACAGAACCCGTCTCATACGCCATTAGCGTTTCAACTTGTCCCGAAATTCCCGTTGACCACTTGGTATATCCACCACGCAAGTTCACACTTGACACCGTTGGAAAGAAATTGGTCATCGTCACCGCATCGGTTGGTGACATATTAGCCAAAGAATCACGAACATTCCAACCCCCAACGGGCGCGGGAATACTCGCTACATTAGCGGCAGTCCTTTGGGCAATTTTTGGCATTACGGTGAAGCCCCATATCCGCTATCAGGGATATTGTCGTATCCCACCAAAATTGTTCCTGGCCTTGGTGCAAACGACAAATTAGCCGCAGACATATCCAAAGCAATAGCCGCTTCCATTTCTTCTAAATAGTTGCGATACATGGCCGTTGTGTCAAAACCTTTAGCCTCAAAATATTTTAGCTTGGTTGACAGAACCATTAAACGGTCGGGGTATATGCAAGTGTCGGTGTCATCGGTAAACGATGTCTTGGGAATATCCGTAGAGCTATTTGCCCAAGAGTTTGAACGGTATTCGTAACCCAAGAACTCAGCGTTTGAGAAGCCAGGCCATATTTGGAAATACTTGCTAAACAAACGCCACCGAATCCTCGGGCCTGTTGCAATGTAGCCAGAAAGCAACCACTCCCATTGTTGGGCATCTTCAGGGCCTAACATTTCCCAATGCTTGTCCTTATCCCACATTGTCCTTGGGATGATGGCTTCATAATCGCTTGGAAACGCATACTTCATCTTTTGGAAGTACACGGTTGCATCGGTAGATGCGGCAGTTGTTTTTCTATTGATGGTGACGGAAGTTCCAGAATCCACCGATTGAATAAAGGTGTTTTGGTCGATACCCGTGCCAACCACCATATAGGTGCTATCCAAACCCGTTGTGGATGGGATTCCCGTGATGGATGTACCGCTACTGCTCCATGTGCCCGTAGTGGTTAAATATTCGGTGTAGAACTGCTTTTGCTTGGTAAGCGTTCGCCAAGGATGTTTGCGCAAGAATTCGTATCCACTTGCGTTCATTAACGCAAGAATTTGGATAACGTCTTGATTAGTATTTCCAGCAACACTTGTCGGTGTTGTCACGCCTAATTCATTGGTAACTTGCTGCACTAACTGGAGCATAGTGCTAGACATAATTTACACCTCTTTTTTAGGGCGGCCTCTTGCTTTTTCAGACAACAAGGCTTTAACTTGCTCTTGTAATTCTTTCAATTCAGAACGGGTTTGCTCTAATTCAAATGAACTCTCACTTTGATTGCGTCTTAGCAGATATGCTCTTGCCTTTTCACGCAACCCAACAGCGCCCATACCTACACGCTGAAGTTGAGCATCGCTTGCCGTAGCAACTTGCTCAACAGTTTGAAACTTTAGAATTTGCAGTTCAGCCATTTGGCCGTCTGTAAATTCTTCAGGGCGATCTAGATGCCAATTTTGCAAAGTTGTGCCGATAACAGGCCCACCCTCTGAGTTTTGCATTTGATAGTGCAACCATTGACGGGGAAAACGCTCTTTATGGTCATCACGAACGGGTTGCTCGATGATGTTGTACTTATCGCCAGGAACCATAATTCGCACAAATGGGATGTCTTTGTACGGTGCTTTGTCAAATGTATAAAACTCAACGTGCAGATGTGTGTCTGCGTTTGCAATATCG